TTTAACTTGTTGTAATAGATGAACAACTAAGTCTCCGCCGTTATTAGTCTCGGCTATGATGCGGTCTGCTTTATGTTGTTCAAAGGTGAAAACTGCCTTCTCTGCCCATTGTTGGGGGCTTGCCTTCATCGTTTCATCGGCAAGAATGTAATAGTGACCATTACCGCTCATACCGGCAACGACAATACCGGTGCTATCTGAATCTTCTCCGCTCGTTACGGCGGGATCTACGCCAACGACTACGCGAATAAATACAGGAAGGTTATCGCTCGTTAATCGAGCTTCTTCGATAACTCTGCGAGTCCATAGTGCGCCCGGATTATCGTCAAGGATTTCTCCGTAGAGTTCCTGCCGACCTAATCGAGTATCGCCGTATTTAACTTGAAGCGTAGCAAGCGTTGATTGCGCAAGGTTGGCGGCGTTCTCGTAAGTAGTACCGCGAACAACTATTGTCTCCGGGTCTTTAATCAGACCTTTAATAATTGGAGTAGGGCGCGGAGTAGTAGTAACTACTGTCTGAGGATTATCACCGAGGCGCAAGCCAAATAAATACTGATCCCACGCTTCTGGATATTGCCACGCGGCTAACTCGTCAGCCCATCCGCCGTGATGTTGTGGGCCACGAAGTCGGTCTGGCTTTTCCGCCGAGAATCCTTTTATGCGCGATCCGTTAGGAAGAACATAGGCAGAGCGCGAGCGGTTGTAATCTGAATCTTTATAGATTCCGTAGCGATTGAGAACCGAGATAATCCCGGACTCACCTTCAAACATCGTATCGGTCACATCGGCACTTGTAGCACCGATAGCCGCCCATCTAGTTTTCGGTTGGTGTAGGGCTTTCCAAACTAGCCATTCCGCTCCCGTTCGGGTCTTGCCCCACCCTCTCCCCGAGAGAATCAGCCAAGTTTTCCAATCCGTCTCCGGCGGCAACTGGTTCGCTCTCGCTAACAAGTTCTGCCATTGCACTCTCGCCTGAGCTATCTGCATTGTTTGCGGTGAGTAGCGCGGCAAGGTCTCTGACTGCTCTATCAATGGATTCATCGCCTGTCCAAGTTGTTATGTCTTGCTGGATCTTAATTGCTGTATCAAGTCCGAGAAGTCTAGCCCGGCGTTCCATAAGGCGCACGATTGTATTGATTGAAGCGTTATCGCCTTTCATCGCTTTGGGCCACAAAGCCAACTGAAGGCGGTCTAGGCGGTCTAACTCTTGCTCTCGCAGTTCGTCTGCAGGTTGTTGCATTGTGCGCCTTATAGCCCGTTTGTAGGCCGAATAAGCCCCGGTGTGGTCGGCGTAGCCAACTTCATCGGCTATTCGTTGCCAAGTAAGGCCAGCCCGGCGAAGCTCCAGAACCTTGATTTCCTTGTCCACTAATTCTGGGCTAGGAACTGCGGCATTGTGATTTGGCATGGATAGATTACTTACTTTTCACAAGTTCGGCTTTTTGTCCTGTAAGAGTTTCCCAACGAGTGACAATAACATCAACATATTTGGGGTCTAATTCTATTGCTCGGCAGGATCGACGGGTTTGCTCACACGCAATCAAAGTTGAACCCGAACCACAAAAAGGTTCAAGAACAAGATTGTCAGGCTTGCTGGAATTTTGAAGCATCTGAACTATTAATTCCACAGGTTTTGTAGTGGGATGAAGTTCGGATTTGCTTGGGCGGTTGATTTGCCATAAATCAGATTGTTTGCGATCAACAACAGGATTTAAGCGTGGGCCGTCATCGTTCCATCCGTACCAAATTGGCTCATATTGGGTGTGGTAATCCTTACGGGATAAAACCAGCCTGTCCTTTGCCCAAATAATTGTGCTTGACCAATGAAAACCTGATTCACGAAGTGATCCGTCAATGACTGGCCATTCTTGTGCGCTCATTACAAGATAAATAGGTGCGCCGGGTTGAGAGAACTCTTTAAACTTTGAAGTAAAACCATCAACAAAAATTTTCCATCCGGCTTCATCCATGTGATCATTCATAATTGTGCGAACTTTATAACCTTGTGCATTACCTTTTTCTACCGCGCCGTAATTAACATTCCACGGCGGATCTGTAACAACAAGATGAGCTTTTTCTTCGCCAAGAATTTTTTTATACGATGCGGCATCTGTAGAATCACCGCAATAAAGGTAATGACTGCCTAGTTTGTATAAATCACCCAGTTTACTTTTTGGCTCAACAGGTGGTTCGGGAATATCATCTTCGTCTGTTTCTGCATCAACAGGAATTTCAGGAATTTCAAAGCCTAACTCGTTAATATCCCAACCGCCAGCGTCTAATTCTAAGAGTTGTTTAGCAAGTTCGCTTTCATCCCATTCGGCAAGTTCGGCGGAACGATTATCCGCTAGGGCAAAAGCCTTAGCTGTTTCATCATCCCATTCGCTTGGAACTTCAACGGCATCAATATCTGTCCATCCTAATGATTTAGCGGCTTCAACCGTACCGTTGCCAGCAAGGATGACTCCCTTGTGAATGACAATAGGTTTGCGCTGGCCAAACTTATCAAGGCTGGCCGCAATAGCGTCAAGGTTGCGCTGACTATGTTTGCGAGCGTTCTGCGGATCTAGTGACAGCTTCGCTATTGGTAATTTTTGAATATTCACGGTTGCCTCCCGTTAGCAATAATCTTTGGTCGAGTAAATCATCTATGTATTCAATAAGTGTCTGTTTTTTACGCCAGTTCATTCGATTGCCATATTTGTCTATTTTAAGTTCTTCGTAAAGATAACCTATGGCTTCATCTATTTCGGCTATGGTGGCTTCTGCGGTAATCATTGTCCCTACTTAGACACACGCCTACCACTGTAAATACCATTATTGCATACTTTGTCAAATCTACCTAATCCATTTAAGGCGAGGCTTAGATTTGCGGCGTTTATCAAACGCTTTTTGTAAGGCATCAATTTCATAAAGTCCATTCTTGCACTCTATTCCATCTTGTTCAATCCAATTATAAATAGTTCGATTTGTAACCTTATAAAGCATAGAGGCTTGAATAATACTAATCTTTGACACTAAGCATCCTTCCAAGCAATCTCCACTTAGTAGAATCCCAAGTAGTGCCACAAGCCCGGCAGGTTACTTCTAAAGTTTTATCAAGCTTCTGCGGATTTACCTTAAGTTTAGTGGCGCAGGGTTTTCCGGTTTCATCAACGGTAGGACACGATCCAATAATCACATCTTCGGATTTATAGCCAAGAGTAAAGTTAATTTTGCTCGATACCCCAATAATTTCTGTAACTAATTCTGCAAGGTCTGGGTATGCCTCATAAGTCCAATTGGAGTGTTTAAGGTGATATTCGCAAGTAAGCGTAATGCGGTTGATTTCCTCGCCCCGGAATCGGATACGAGTTTCTTGACGGATTGTTCTAATACGGGCTTCGTGTTTCATTAAAGGCTGGCTAATCCCTCCGGTGCGTAAATGTAAAGTTTCAAGTTTGACGGGAAGCGGTGGAGTTTTAGATCCAGATACGCGCTCGCCATAACCCTGAGAAGGAAATAGCTCATCTTCTAATTCGCAATATCGCGCCGGAAATTTACGGAGTTGACTTAAAGCAAAAGTCCAGCACGATTCACATATTTCGCGTTCAGAATTTTTACGGCAATTTGCACATTTCACTTATCTAATCCTATAATCTGTAAAATTGTGAAGTGCTTGAGCATTTTCTTCGCCTATTGCGCACAAAAATGTTGGAAATCTAATGCCTTGAGCGGATCCGTCTGGGCGCACAAATTTAGGTTGGCGTTCTGTAAGCGTAATTGCATCAGACGCGTTCCAAATTTCACGCGACCAATAAGAAAGACTAAGCGGTACTAATGCAACTCCGTTTCCGTGTGCAATAAATTTTTCTACAAATAATTTTGGTTTACTGTAAGGCGGATTCATCCAAACGCGCCCAACCCATTCTTGCGATAACGCATCCATTTCTTTTGTAAAATAAGTTTTTGCCGGAACCCAAGAAACTCCGCCTTCGGGTGCGCAAACATCAATATCAAATTTAAGCTTTAATTTATTAAAAATCCATTCGGGCGTGTAACATTCATCGCTCACTTGCGCCTCGTTTTCAATGCTTCTACATCGGCGCGTGAGTAATAAACTCGCTTGCCTTTCTTTTCCACCCACACTAATTGCTTGCGGTGCTTAAGTTGGTGCAGGTTATTGTGGGTTATCCCGAGTATCGCGCAAACTTGATTGGAGTCAATTAGTTCACCATCCGAA